CTGATACTATGGACTACTTTGAGAAGTTAGCCACTGCTTAATCTTCAAATAATCAGCCCTCTTAATTGGGGGTTGATTACATCATTTCCTCAAATTCACCTACAAAAAAAGAAAGATAATCATTTCTTAATAAATCAATAGATCTTTTTGATTCGTTTAAATCCATTTCATAAGTCAAATTACTAACAGAAGTTGCCCCATCTGTACCTTGAGGAACTTGAATTTTTATGGAAGTGTCACCAGAAGATTGTGGTATTTCATAATGATGAACTTCTTCTAATTGAGCTTCAGTATATCTATCTTGAAGATACCTTTGCATTTGTCGTGTGGTTTTAACCCAATCATGATTAACATCAGACATATCATTAATTAATAAAACTACCCAATGATAAAGTGGGCTCCCATGATGTTTGTCTGCAACTATTTCTGGTGTTTCTCCTTCTTTAACATCATATTTATCTAACATGATTATTTCTTTTTTCATGTTTACACGCAATCTAGCACGTTTTAAAATATTAGTTACAAGTTTTGCTGAACCATCACCAGCCGGGTCATACATCATTCTTGGTAAATATTGAAAATACATATTAGAATCCCTTTTCTACTTCTGCCTTTGTAATAATTCGAGTTTCCATAAAATCCATTTTCATTTCTATTTGAGTAGGGGGTGCTCCTTCATTACCTTTACCCCATACTGGTCTAAATGTTTGAAAATTTCCATTTGCATAATTTACATCCATATTAGTTAGAACACACGTTGAAATTTTATTTAACCAAGTATTTTCATCTCCCCTAAACATATAAAAAAGATCAAATTCTGCTGGAGTCACAAAATATCTACCAAAATCATCTTTGTTTGGTAATTCTGGTAACATATGCCATCTAAAAAGTTTAATAATATCTCTTGCAACAAAAGATTCTTTTACATTTTTTGGTGTAAATTTAAATGTATATGAAAATTTACGAAGTGCAACATTATCAAATGCAGCTTCCATATATCTATTTTCAGCTTTATTTGACATTTTTTGTAATCCTGTCCATGCATCACCACCAATAACAGCACTAACTGCTTTTGCAATACCTTTTTCAACTTCTTGTATACCTTGATCTATAAAGCCAGGAATAGAATCCCAAATTGCTTCTAATGAACCTCCTACTCCTTGAGCTTGATCTACTCTACTATATGCAGACATTGCTCGTTGTGCAAGTTCCATTCCCATACCACCTAATTCTGTTGATTTATAAGCTGTAGTTGTAGTATTTTGAATGGTGGGGGGCATATATAAAACTATAGAATCAGTAGTTCTTTTAGTTCTTTGCACATTAAATCTTTCACCAATTTCTCCTTGATGTGCTTTTCTTTTTACAACCTTATCTTTTCCGCCAGGAGTCCATTTATTACCACTCCATCCCTCTGTTCCAGCAGATGCAGAATATGCTTGTTCTCTGCGTATTGCTCTTTGTGGCCCATCTAATTTTTGTTCTTTTTCTTTTGTATTATGTTTACTAAACCATGCATCCCCTGTAGATATTTTTTCTGTTTCTTTTGGTTGCATACTATTATATGTGGAATATTTACTGCGTGGACTATCTGCAACATTTATATAAAACATCATATAATGTCCTAAATCTGATCTTTCTTGAATGTCTAATGGATATTCTAAGGTAGAGTATGACCATTTACTACCAATATCCATATGTGAGGTTGGTGATGTTCCTGTAGCATCATTACGAACAGGAGAAACTTTTGAGGTATCTCCTTTATTATTTGGAGCAAGTCCCGCCCTTCTCATAGATTGTGCGATGAAATTTTGCATAAATATTCCTGTGAAGTATTTTTAATTATTTATATGACTTACAAGGGTAAATTTCATCCCACTAATCGAAAGAAATATAAGGGGGATATTAACAATATTGTTTATAGATCATTATGGGAACGTAAGTTTATGACTTATTGTGATGACAATGATGACATTGTAGAATGGGGGTCTGAAGAACTTGTAGTACCATATATTTCACCATTGGATGGTAAAAGACACCGATATTTTCCTGACTTTTATATTAAAACAAAAAATGGTGATAAATTTATGGTGGAAATCAAACCAAAAAAATATACCAAACCACCTAAAGCAACTAAAACAAAAAGACTTACTAAAGCATTCATGCATGAAACCACAGAGTGGGCAAGAAATCGTGCAAAATGGTCAGCTGCACAGGATATATGTAAAAAACATGGATGGAAATTTTTAATAATAACAGAGGATCATCTCAAGATGACTAAATACTTATATGGCGGATAAGGTAGTAACAGATTTTTTAACAAAGATAAAAGCAAAGAGTGGTGAAGCAATAAAATGGTTTAGAAATATTGTTAAAAAAACTCAACGTGCAGCTTTTCCTGCTGTTACAGGAAGAAAAGAATTCACAGGGGATAGAAGTATAGGTGTTACATCTAGACCACTTATTGGAAAAATGTATCTGTTCCAATATAAAGCAAAGTGGGATGAAAAACTTCCATATTGGGATATGTGGCCTCTTATTTTCCCATTTGATTATGCAAAAGATGGATTTTATGGTATTAATTTACATTACCTTCCAATCAATGATCGTACAAATTTAATGATACGATTAATTAAAGCACAGGGGGGTAGTGGAAATATGTCTGAAAATTATAAATTAAAATTAAATTATAATATAATAACAAAATTTAAACCAGCAATACCTTGTATTAAACGATATTTATTTAAACAAGTACGAGGTCAAGGATTATATGGAATTGGCGGAGAAGATTGGAGTTATGCAGCTGCACTTCCACTTCATAAGTTCCAAAAACAATCTGCAAAATATGTTTGGTCACAATCAGCATTAATGTACTAAGGAAAAGTATGGCAATATTTAGAAAAGGAGTAAAACTAGGAAAAGGAGGAATGAATGATGTTCGTGTAAGTCTCCTTAGTAAACAAAGGGCTAAAGGACTCCTAAGAAAAGCAAAAATTCTAGATGATGGTAGAGGTAGAAAACAATTTGAAATAGATGCAAGGGGTGATGTCACCATGTATCGAAAGGCTGCTGGTCAAGCCGAAGGTTTTCAATTTCCAGTAAATTTTAAAATTGAATTTAGACCACCATTAGGAATATCTCATCCTTCTTATCAAGGAACAGAAGAAAAAAATCCCAAACCTGAATCACCAGATTCTCCAACTAGACCAATTTGGAGTCAAGCAAATCCTAATGGATATGTTAGGGGAGGGGGTCTAGATTGGAAAACACATAAGATGAATTTTTCTACTGCTGGTGCAGGAGCAAGTTCTATTAAATCAAAGTATCAAGAAGCTGCAAGAGTTGCTTATACATTGTGGAATCCAAATCAAGAAAATACAAAAATGGCAGGAGGACATCCTGACCATGGCCCTGAACGAGAAGTAAGAACTGGTAGGGAAAGACAAGAAACAATGTTGAATTTATTTTGTAGTAAGGTTGCTATACCAGAAAAATCAATCAATTTTGCATCTATGAGACACTATGGTACACACTTTGCGTATCCTCAAAGTGTGTCATATGGAACATTAACTACTACATTTTATTGTGATGGAACAATGAAAATTAAGAACTTCTTTGATGCATGGCAAAAACTAATTTATAATGATTTAACTGGTAATTTTAATTATTATGATGAATATGTGTCAGAGTTTGATATTTTTACTAGAGCATCAGTAGCAACAGGAAAAACTTTAAAGACCAGAGCAGAGGGGCCTAATAAAACTGCAAATGCAGTTAGTAAAGCAATTAGTTCTGGTACAGCTGCATTTAATGATATGACAGGAGTAGAAAATGCAAGAAGTGATCCTCAATTTACAAATCCTTTACCAAAAATAGAATTTAGAAATACCTATGGAGTAAAAGTAATGCAATGTTGGCCACAAATTATAAGTTCTATAGACTTAGGTCATGCAAGTACGAATGATATTTGCACCTTTGATGTAACATGGGCTTATAAGAAATGGAATACATTTAATATGGGTAATGTTTCAAAACGTGGAGAAATCAATCTTGCAGTTGGAGAATTTAGAAATGAAAAGGATGGATTCCCATTCTTAGAAGATTTGCCTCAGGAATTGGCGGGGCCATTAAGTGGAGCGGCAAATCAAGCGATAGTAACAAGTCCATTATCAAAGGCTTCAAACCTATTCGGATAATTATAACATTAAAATAGTGAGAATATTATGACTTTACCAAGAATTAACGTACCAGAGTATTCTCTGGTCGTACCCTCTACTGATGAGGAAATAAAATTTAGACCTTTCCTAGTTAAAGAGGAAAAGTTATTATTAATGGCACAAGAAACAGGAGAAGATGGTGCATTATATGCAGCTATTAAAACTTTAATTAAAAATTGTTGTTTCGATAGAATAGATGTTGATAAATTACCTCTATTTGATATAGAATATATTTTTATACAAATTAGAGCAAAATCTGTAGAAGAAATTGCAAAATTAAAAGTAGTTGCTCCAGATGATGGAAAAACAGAAATTGATATTGAAGTAGATTTAACTAAACTTCAAGTTCAAATGCCCGAAGGTCACAATGCAAGAATTCAATTAACAGATGATATTGGACTTTTAATGTCTTATCCAAATTTAGCATCTGTTATTAATACTCAAAAAAATAAAGATGGAGATGATGTAAATTCTGGTTTTAATGCTATGTTTAGTATGATACAAGAATGTATGTATCAAATTTGGCAAGGAGAAGAAACTTTTGATGTGATGGATTATTCATCTCAAGATAAAAAGTCATTTTTAGAAAGTTTAAATCATGAACAGTTTGAAAAGATTCAAAAGTTTTTTGAAACTATGCCACAATTAAAACATGAAGTACAAGTTACAAATCCAAATACAGGGGTAGAATCAAAAGTTACAATCGAGGGTATGAACTCTTTTTTCTAATGGCCCTTTCTCATATAACTTTGGAATCATATTTTGATTATACTTTTTCATTAGTACATATTCATAAATGGAGTTTGTCTGAAGTTGAAAATTTATTGCCGTGGGAAAGGGATATTTATTTAATTAAATTGGCAGAACATATTAAAGAAGAAAATAGAAAAATAGAAGAACAACAAAGGAGATATGGCTGAATTAACAGGAGAAGAACAAGTTAAACAAACCCAAACTTTAGAAAAAATCCAGACAGGACAAACTGAAGTTGTTGGAAAACTAGATTCTGTAATATCATCATTACAACAAACTGGTGCTCATGAGGAAGCCATAGTAACTATGGCAAAACAAAGTGAAGATGATCAAAAAACTTTGAAAAAAACAGATGATAAAAAACTTACCCTTTCAGAGAAATCCACTAAAATTTTAGAAGATAATGCAAATGCTTTACAAAATCTTACTAATGTTTTTGAAGAATCGGGAGATGATGCTCTAGACCATCAAAAATTTATGGAAGTTATGGAAAGAAGAAAAATGGCATTACAGGAAACAGTATTTGAAGATAATAAACGTAAGGATAAACTTAGTACTAGAGATAGTAAAGGAATGTGGGGATGGGTAAAAGGTAAAGGTAATGCGATGGTAAAGTCTGCTGGTTCTTTTTTTGAAAAAATGTTGAAATTAATTGGACTATTATTATTATGGTGGGGATTGACTTGGTTGAAAACAAAAGACCTGAAAGCAATGTTTGAAAATTTTAAGAATAAAATTAAACAGTTCATTGATGATTGGATTCCTCAATGGATTCAAGATTTGGATTGGGGATGGCAATTAGGTTTAGCTATTGCAAGTCTTGCTGGTGCATGGTATGGACTTAAATTAGCATTAAGAAAAGGTTGGCAAGGTATAAAAAGAATTGCAGGAAGAATAACAGGAAGTATAGGCCCCAAAGGAGCATTAATGTCTCAATTAGATGAAGTCGTGGACACTTTAGATGCACTTCATAAACAAAGAAATGCACTTGTAAAAGCAAGAGATAAACTTCCAGATGGTTTAGGAGAAAAAAGTAAACTTTCAACACAAATTGATGAGGTTGAAGCAAAGATAGTAGAACTTACAGACCAAAAAAATGCAATTAAAAAGGCTGCAGGAATGGAGGTAATGTTAGACCAAAATAGTGCTTTAGCAACACAAATAGATGAACTTGATGATGGAATAGCAAAATTAACAAAGAATAAAGATAATATAATAAAAAAGGCAGGAGGTCTAAAGGAAGCAATGGAGCCTGGATCGCCATGGGCTAAACAATTAGATGCAGTCATGGAGTCTATAGATGAATTAACAAATCAAAGAAATGTTTTGCAAAAGACCATTGAAATGAATAACAAAACAATGGATGATTTGTTGCTTCAAGAAAAACTTGCTAAACAAAATGCAGCAAAGCCAGGACAAGTTTGGAATGAAAAGGCCCAAAGATGGCAAGATGCAGAAACAGGAAAATTTGTAAAAGAAGCAGATGTTCCCGATACTGTAAAAGGTAAACCAACTACAACAGCACCAGAATTAGTTGTAGATGATTTAACACCTGAAAAAACTCCAGGCTTTATGTCAAAACTTTGGGAATCTGTAAATAATAATTCATTAGTAAAAGGTGTGAAAAAGGTTGGTACAATAGTTGGAAAAACTGCTGATGTTATAGGAAGAAAAGTTTTATTACCGCTTGAAATTGCAAGGGGAGTATCAGCAGGATGGAAAGCATCTGAAGGTGAAGATTGGGATATGAGAATAGGAATGGCAGTTAAAGGTGGTGTAGCAAATACTGCTGATCTTGTATTTACTGATACTTTAAGAGGTGTAGAAGCTATTAGTGGTTTAATTCAAGATATGTGGAATGATAAAGAATTTGGAACAACTGAAGTAGATTATGGATCAAAGGCCTTTAAAGCAAAAATGGAAAAGGAAATTGGAGCCTTTGTACAAAATACTACATTAGAAGGTATGTTAGATAGTGGTGAATTTAGTGTTTGGGATATATTGGGTGTTGGAGAAAATGCAGGAAAAGTTTGGGGAACTGATGGAGCCGCATGGGATTTAAAAATGGATAAGACTAAAGGTGGTGCAAAAACTATGCTAGATGAACGTGCAGAATTACGAAAATCTGGTGGCGCATGGTGGTTAAGAGATACAGAACAAGGACAATTATTAAATAAAATATTACTTGCACAAGAAAAGAATGCTGCTCTACAAGAAAAAACATTAGCGATGGGTCAAAGTCGTGAAGTGCCTGGTGTTACTGTAGTCGATAAATCTATGAAACAAGTAATTGGAAAAAGCAATACTGTAAATCCAATGGATTCATATATTGGTTATGGATATTAATTAAAAAATAAAATGGCTGATAAAGAAATATTACAATATGCTGGGGATTTTGTTTTAGATGGTATTTTATTAATCGGTAGTTCTGGTGTATCATTAGAAATTCAAGGATTAGTTCAAGAGATAAACATATATGAAAATATAGAATCACCTTATCTTTCAGGAAATCTTTTAATAAAAGATGGTGCTGGTCTTGCAGAAATTATGCCGTTAATAGGACAAGAAAGATTAGTATTTTCTGTTAGAACGCCAGGAAGAAGAAAAATAGATTTTAATCAATATCATGCAATAGTATTTAATGTTGGTACTAGAACACACCAATCTGATAGAGCACAATCATTAATTATAAATTTTACTACTTTAGAAAATTATAAAAATATTCGCACTAAAGTATCAAAATCTTTTAAAAAAACCATTAGTGAAGCAGTTCAAGAAATATTATTAGGAGAAAAGTTTTTAAAAACCAAAAAATCTATCTATGTAGAACCTACTAAAAATCTAAGAACATTTATAATTCCAAATCTTACTCCATTTGATGCTATAAATCTTATGAAACCTGAGGCTGTTAGTAAAGATGAAGGTTCACCACATTTTTTATTTTATGAAAATCAAGATGGGTTTCATTTTAGATCTCTTGATAGTCTATTAGGAAAGGGAAGAAATTTAACTATACAACATAAAGCAGTATATAAGTATGAACCGCCTGCGCCAGGCAACATTGCTATAGATCCAAATATAACTCTTAATACTATTTTACATTGGGAAATTTCTAATAATACAAATAGTTTTTTAAATATGAGAGGGGGAATGTTTTCCTCAACACTTTTTTATCATGATATATTTAATAAAAATATTCAAAAATTTAGTTTTGATTATATTAATGATGGATTTAAAATAAGAAGTTCTACAAATCAACACAAAAAGAATTTTGGCCCACAAGTTTCTTTATCAGAGGTGGAGAATGGAAAAATAATTACAGAATTTCCAGATGCAAGAATATTTGTACATCCTACAGGAAGTGATAATTTACATACTACTGGAACAAGTAATAGTGCTAACCAATGGTTACAAGAATCTCGTTCAAGGGAATTAGAAAGGAAATTTTTCACATTAAGAATTGAAACTTATGGAAATACTAATATTTTGGTAGGAGATTTAATAAGTGTAATGATTCCTTCAAATAGACAATTAGGATCAGCTGAAGCAAAAGATGCGATTGATCGTTCATTAACTGGAAGATATTTAGTAACCGAATTGCACCATACAATTATTCCTAGTACTCAAATGCATAATATGGTTATGACTGTTATGAAAGATTCCTTTGAAAATGCATCAACTTCACAAACTTTGCAATATAAAGAAGAACCACAAGGTGCAGTAAGTTCATTAGAAAATAGAGAATTTATTGATCCATAAATTATAAATAGTATCATGATAACATATGAACAATTTATAAAAGAGGGAGTTTACGATCCCAATATTTTCAAGGCAGTATTCATGGCTGGAGGGCCTGGATCTGGTAAGTCTTTTATTGCTAATAGGACTACTGGTGGTCTAGGTTTAAAAATAATTAACTCTGATACTCCATTTGAACGATTTTTGAAAAAGGAAGGGCTTTCCTTAAAGATGCCTGATTCAGAAACCGAAAAGAGAGATGTGGAACGTGCAAGAGCGAAAAAGGTAACTGCATCAAAGAAATTTCATGCAGTCAAGGGTCGATTAGGAATTATTATAGATGGTACTGGTCATGTATATGATAAGGTTGCAAATCAAGCAATGATGTTGCAACAAATTGGATATGAAACTTCAATGGTTTTCGTTAATACCTCACTAGAAGTTGCGCTCGCAAGAAACGAACAAAGGCCTCGTTCAGTAAAACCCACAATAGTAAAGAAAAGTTGGCAGGATGTTCAGAACAATATGGGTAAGTTTCAGAACTTTTTT